ATTGAAAATTCACTTAAACGTGTGATTTGATTATTCTTTTTGAAATGGACATTGTTTGTTAAAAATATATCTTTGTATGGTATACACAAACAAGGAATAAATTTAAATCCTAATTCTTTCATTGCTTGTAATCTATTGTTACCGTCTACAACAATTTGTAAATCTTCATGAATACCTATTGTGATAGGGTTGGAAAATATTTTTTCTTTTACTATTTTTTCTTTAAGTTTGATTACTTTTTTATCATCAAAATCTTCATAAATTTTAAGTTTTTCAATTGGTAATATTTTTAAATTGTTAATGTGTTCTAAATCTTTTCTATCATCATGAATAATTCTTTGTTTTATTTCCGTGCTAGAAATTCCATCTGTTCTTGGAAATAGCATTAGTCTTATATTTTGTTCTTTTAAGTATAATAATGCGTTTGTACGGTCTCCACTGTGTACATAATCGTCTCCTTGTACAACTATGTTTGGCTTAATTTTTGACCATAATTCTCTTTGATCAACATCACTGTACTTGACTATTTCATCAACAAAGGGCAATGCTTTTACCTGTTTTTCTCTTTCTTCGAAGTTAAGTGTAGGATATTTTCCTTTAGATTTTTTAGCGGATTCATCGTCTTGAATGCCAACAATTAAGTAATCACCCTGCTGTTTTGCTCTGGTTAAAATGTTTATGTGTCCTAGGTGGAGTGTATCAAAAACTCCTGATGTCATTACTTTAATCATTTTTCTTCCAATAAGTTTTCCATCTTTGCAATTCTTCTGGCTTGTCAAAATCGTCAGTTTCATCATCGATATTTGTCCAATTTGTGTTGCAAATGTATTGGGTGCGTTTTACTGTTTTACGTTGAGGAGGAGAATCCAAATTCCATTTTCCAGAATGGTAAGCATACAGATCCCATGACCAACAACGATTAATTTTTTTGTCCCAAAATGCTTTGCAAACTAATTTTAGCCAATGCCAAAAGGTATCATCACTCTTGAATGCCCAAAATTCTCCATATTTTTTCAAAGCATTGCCTTTTGCACGTCCATAATAATTTGTTGTTCCATTTAAAATTGTTTTTATTGCATTTTCTGAATAGTAAACATCTCCATACAACCATACATTGCCTTTTAATTCTTCGCAACCTAAAAGACAACCTAAATCGTTACCTTTCATTGTGTTTACGTACTCATTATATTGAGGATATATTCCTTTTTGGGCCACAGTTACCCAAATATCATTTTGCCCGTTTTCTTTTAGAAGTCGCACAGTTCTATCAACTAACTTTTCACCTTGTACAGTGATAGAGTGTCTATTAAAACTTTTTGCAGTTCCTCCAGCCATAATGATTATTCTCATAAATCTATCCTTGTGTAACTATTCATACTTTTTTTACTTTTGTCTAACCAGTACTTTGGATTGATTCTGCACAAACTGTATTTGGTTTTAGTTAGTGCCACAGATTGAGCATTCACATGCACATCTGCTGGCAATACTCCTTTGTTTCTAGCGAAATCAATCAGTGACTTTGCACCTTGTGGCTTGATAAAATAGGCATGAAGACCTTTTATGCATTCTTTATCGTAATAATGAAATCCACTTTTAAAAGTTTTTTCCGGTGTGTTAGGTTTGTGTGCAATAACATCATTGTTTTCAAACACTTTTAAATGATCTTCGTAAACTTTAGAAGTTCTGCTGTATGCATCTAGATTGCACAGTTCTGAAAATTTGTTTGGTAGATCTGCTGGAATAGGTCTTATTATTAAGGCGTCATGTTCAAAAATTAATATGGGTTGGTTAAGTTTAATACACTTTAACCAAAGTGTATAATGTGAACAGAAACAACCTCGCACACCTTTTGTATCTCTTGATTTTTTTAATTTTGGAAATGGTCTTAGATTTAGTTTTTTATATGTTGGAGAAACATCATCTAATTGTATGGCGTCAAATTTTTCGATTTCGATGTTAAATTTTTTACCTGATGCAATACATTCGTCAGCCAGTTCCTCAGAAAAGGAACGACCTTTCATTGTTATTACATAGGCTTTATGATCATAATGTTGCATCTTCCATTCCTGCTACTCTTAACTTTGTAATGTTAGTTATCTGCCATTGCTTTTGGTCAAGAGCCTTAGTGATGCCAAGCCATTTGTTTCGTAACAGTGCAAATTCGTTAATTATTTTTTCATAATCAACAACATCTGATTCACCGTCTACATATTTCTCTACATCACGACTGGATAATGCACGTTGATAGTTTTCAAGATATTTTTTGAAATGTTTACTTCGCAGTCTTCTCAATTCAATGTTGAGATACTGAAGAATGGCTTCTATTTCTTGTAATTGATTGAATCTTTGTTCAACTATACCAGGCATAGCGGCTGAATTTTTTTCAAGATTACCTTTTATTCTACATTCAAGTCTTGCTTGATCCAATTCTTGTTCATAATGTTGAATAGCCATTGGAATCTGACTAATGTCTCTAGCAATCTTTTGATACCAGCCGCTCATTATTAATAGTCTTCGTCTTTATCGTCAAGATCCAGATAATAATTAATTGCTTTGTCCAAATCTTCATCTGAACCCAGTGATTCTTGCAAAGCCTCATCTTCGATTCCGTGATCAGCCATTATGTCTATGTACTTTTCAGCCAATACGTCAATCTGTTTCTTATCTGCGTGTGCTTTGAAAAACTCCCAAAGTTCAGTAAACAATCTACTTTCGATCATTCAGCAGTCTCCTTTGTATCTTTGTTTTCCGTTTCTTTTTCTTCTTCTTTAGAAACAATACTGTCGAAATCTTTCATTATATTGTCCAATAGTTCTCCACCACTTTCCCATACTTTACGATATTCTTTAGTTTCTGTTCCTTTTGAATCAATGTATTTTAGTCTATTTCCGTCTTTAATTAATATACCTTTCTTTTCGAAAAGATCAACCAGTCCTGAGTAAGGATTCATTCCAGTTTCATATGGAATCTTGACTTGCACACCTTCAAAAGGTTTAGCATATCTAGTTTTCATTACTTTACAGCCGGCTCTAATACCACGTACATCTGTAACTTTGTTACCATCTTCGTCTTCTTTCAGTTTCAACTTCTTCATTGCAACCACAATAGATGATGCATAGATAAAACCTTGTCCGCCTGATATTTTATCATCTGGATCAAACATATCTTGTGATGCATATGTGTGGTTAGTTGCCACAAGTCCTACATTGTGTGAACCAATCATATTAACAGTGTTTCTTACAAGTGATGTAAGTGCTTTAGGTTTTCTACCCATGTCACCCTTCATATCACCTTTGTTAAACTGATCAACATCTGTTGGAGTCAACAACATACCCAACGAATCAATCACGAATAATACTTTTGGTCTGTCTTCATCGTTCATTGCTCTGTAGTCTTCCATGAATGTTGAAATTGTTTTTGCAACATCATCAATCATGCTCATGTTAAGTTTTAATAATTTTTTTTCATCAGTGTCGACATCTAATGCTTTCAACCATGTTTCGTCAAGTGCATTCTCTGAATCAATTAATACCACAAAAATACCTTGATCTTGTGCCGCTTTCACAATGTTACCTGAACATATGTAAGACTTACCTGCTCCAGATTCTCCTGCAAACACAGTCACTTTCCCTAACGGAACACCTTTATTGAAATCACCACTCACCAAATAGTTCAATGCGTAGTTACCTGTAGAGATCCAATCTGTTGGATCATTAAATCCACTGCTCATTCCTGTGATGGATTTTGTTAATGTTTTTCTAAACTTACTTACGTCAAATGCTTTTACCATAATTTATTTCCTTAATTTATGTGGGAGCCTTGCGACTCCCACAGTATTATTATTTGCCTTGTCTTGCACGGATCATCGCAAGGATGTCTTCCGCACTGTTGTTTGTGTCTGATGCTACAGGTTTCTCTGCAGGTGCTGTTTCAACCTTTGGAGTTTCTGTTGCTGTCGATTGTGCCACTGGAGCAGGTGTTTCTGCTTTTGGCATTACAGGGTCACCAGTTTTTGCTGATACTCCTGCTGGTCTAAAGTACTGACCAAACTTTTCTTGGTCATACGGTTCACCATCAACCGATGCTTGGAACATTTCCTGCATCACTTTTACATCAACATCTGATGGTTTCTTTGGAAGAAACTCAGACAAGTTGTATAATTGAAATTGATTTATAGCATTATTTTCTTCATCTGTCAATGCTCTAGATTTTCTAGACCATGTAGATGTTGAGTAATCAGCATATCCGCCTTTGGATGTTTTGATTATTCTAAAGTCTACACCGTTTAATAGATCAGTTGGAAGGTCTTCCATGTCTGGATCCATTAATGCACCTTTAATGATTTGGAAAATTTGCGGGCCAATTATAAATCTTCTAATTGGGTTTGCTGGTGTTGATTCCTCATTTAAAGGATCTTCTTTGACGAAACCTTGGAAAATATAACTTCTTTTTTTCCAATATTTTCTGCCCATGTCCTCTAACTTAGGATCTTTGAACCATGCTCTAACTTCTGTCAGAATAGGACAAGTTTCTCCATACATTTCCATACATGGAACTTGAACTTGCACAGGTCTTGAATCAGTATCACCTTTAATTCCTGCGAAAGGTAATTTGATCATTAATCTTTCTTTCCAGAAGAATGTGTTTTCTTTGTCACCGTCTGGTAGAAATCTAACTGTTGCTTGTTCTGACTCTTTAAGATTCCAGAATGGATAGATAGCATTGTCGCCACCTGATCTGGTTGAGCCTGTTGATCGTGTTTCTTGTTCTTTTAGTTTTGCACGTATTTCTGCAAGTGTTGCCATAATATTAGCCTCCTTTATATTTTGCCTTTATAGCGTTTGTGCCTTTAATGTTTTTGTAGCACATAGTATCATATACTACAATAACTTGAGTATTTAGTCAACAAGTAATTATCTGGGTGTTTTACCGAATTATATTAGATGCCTGCTAGTTTTTTGATTTTGGCAATTTCTGGATCTTTGTTTGCCATTAAGTTTTGGATTGTTTCCTGTGCAGTTCTAACAGCATTGTCGCCGAACTTCTTCTCTACTGAAGTCAGCACTGCTGTTTCACCTTTTGGAAATTGGTTAGATGTGTAGTCAAAGAAACTTTTCACAAAGTCTTCCACAGTTTGCTCTTTGTCTTTGAATGATTTTTCTTCTTTATCTTCCATGCCAAATTTAGAACGCATTCTGTCTGATTCGTAATCGTAATCTTCTTGTGCGGCTTTCAGTGCTTCTTCGTGTTCTGGACCGCCTGGTTTAATCATCTCGTTGGCAAAGTCATCGTCTACTTTGTGATTTCCATCGTATGTGTATTCACCTCTCAAAGAGTTAGGATTAACTTTACCATTGATGGCCTTGTAATGAATTTTACCATATGCCATTTCGCCATCATCACCTGGCAGTTCGTATTCAAATGAACCTTCGTAATCTGTTTCTACATCTGAGGCAGTTGTTTTTTCTTTTTGTACTTCTTGATTTTTTAATTTGCTGAAATTAGCGTGTAAAAATTTCATTGCCGCTTTTGCATTATCAAATTTTTTGACTGACTCACCTTTTTTGTTTAATACATCGTATACAGATTTACCATCTTCGCCTGTGTACACAGACATATAAGGTTTATAGTCTTCAAATGTTATTGCTTCATTTTTTTGATGATCTTGATAAAAATCTCCAGCCATATCAATCGTACTGTTGTATGTGTCCTTGAATTCTTCCATGTCCATTGATTGTGCATCATC